AGACTTTCCCAGAGAAGAACAAGTCCGCCACCGCGTTCATCCGCACCACTTTGTCGTTGCCGCGCGACGGTGTGTACTCAGCCACGGGGATGCCCATATTTCTGAGTTCGTAGATCAGCGGGGCACCTGCGGCCTTCTTTTCCACGATGAACGCATCCGGTTCCCACTCCTTGTAGTGCTTGAACGCGACCTGCTTGAGTTCGGGGAACGCCATCCGGTCTTTGAAGGCATCGAGAAGAATCAACTGGGGGGCGTCCCCCTCTTCCTCGTTGTAGAACACGCCCCACGTGGTGCAGGCGCTGAAGTCGGAGGTTGTCTTTGTCTCGAACGCCGTGTCCCAGGACTGGATCACGTACTCGCACTGAGGGGGATCGTCCTTTGGCCACATCCGCCAGTGATGGCGCCCCACGATGGCAGACGAGTCTGCTGTGGGCTGCTGCATGTACTGCGCGTTCCAGAACCTGGGGTCAAGGTTGGCCTTTTTGGACTTGAGTTGGTCCAGTGGCCACTGGTCTGGCCACAGAGATTTCTCTGTGTCGGTGCCTTCGTTCAGGATGGCCGGGAGTTCAACGATCTCCCACTGGTCGGCGTCGGGGTTCTTGGTCTGGTAGTCGATCAGACGCCCGGTGAGGTCAAGCAGTGACCACCGCGTCATGATGACGATGATGGCGCCCCCCGGCATCAAGCGTTGCAGCGGGCCTGTTTGGAACCAATTCCACGCTGTATCGAAGGCCAGTCTCGAATTTATTTTTACGTCTTGCTCAGAATGAGGATCGTCAATAACGAACAGATCAGCACCGCGACCAGCCAGAGCACCACCGACACCAGCAGCGTAATACTGGCCTCCCTTGGAGGTTGACCACTTACCGGCGGCTTTTTGGTCTTCGGCAACACAGGTTTCGGGGTACAACTCAGCGTATTCGTCGCTGGCGATCAGGTTTCTGATGCGCCGACCAAAGTCTTCGGACAGGCCCGCCGTGTGCGTGCCCATGATGATCTTCTTCTCTGGGAAGCGCCCCAGGAAGTATGCGGGGAACAGGTAAGAACTGAACTCGGACTTACCCATACGCGGGGCGATGTTGATGATCACCCGCTTTTTCTTGCCCGCAAGCACGTCCTCAAAGATGCGCGCCAGCTTTTTGTGGTGCGGCCCCACCTTGAACCCCGGGTAGACGTGCTTGGCGAACTCGATGAGGCTGGTTTTGGCCAGAGTCCGAGAAAGACGGCGCTCTTTTTCCTCCAGAGCCTCAAAAAGCTCGACTTTTTCCTGCAAAGACAGCGTCGGCAACGCCGCCTGGAGCGCCGCAAGCTCGCGCGGGGTCAGGCTAGTTAGATTCTGCAGGTTCATCGGGTGTCGGCTCGTTATTTTGCGGAGCCTCGTCCACTACGTCCTGGCTTTCAACCACATCAATCACGTCCGTGACCTGCATGAAGCGGTTGATCTTGTCCTTAATCTTGGCCTCAAGCTCGGCATCGGACAGGTCGGCCTTTTTGACCTCCACTCGATCCGTGAACAGCGCCACTTCTGTCACCCGCCCGAGCATGTCGAGCGCCTTCAGCCGGATTTTTGCGTCGGGGTGCTTGGTTTCCTCAAGGATTTGGCTCACGGCGTAGCCGCGAAGCTCCTTGGCCTGCTCCACAAACTCCCAGTCATAGGCGGTCAGCATCCCCGTCAGGTGCCGAACGGCAGGCGGGGTCTTGAGTTGCATCAGTGCCTTGCGCTGTTCCTCGGGGGTTTGGGTGGTGAGGGCGGAAAACGCTTGTTGGGCGGCAGCAGTGGCGGCTGCGGCTTGGGCTTGGTCTGTTGTGGGGGCGCCCATTTTCTCCAACCAGTCAGCAGTATTTAGCTGAGCGGCGACGATGTCGTCTGGCGTGGCCTTATCGAGCGGGGTGACGCTCTGCGGCGTGGCAGGAGGCGGGGTGAAATCCAGCAAGTGTTCAAGCATTTCCAAGCGGGGCTTGTGACCGAATAGCGCGGAGTGTATATTCGCACCCGGCATGTACGCAAGTTGGTCCATGCTTTCTCCTCCTGTTGCAGGATGCAACTTCCGCCCCGGCCCAAAAGGCGCGGGGCTTTTTTTCGCCCGTGTGTGTCAAAGGTTGGACTTAGTTTTGTTAAATTTTTATAATATACCGGGGGGTATTTATTTTGAAAATATATGGGGGTGGGGTGTTATTTTTGAGTATTTGGGGCGAGTTTGGGTGGAATTGGGGTTGAGTTTGACAAAAATTGGCGGTGCGGTTGTGGATTAGTGTTAGCGTAACATGGCCATGCTGCTGCCAATATCGGGGGGAGGGGGGTGGGTGGGGGTCGAAATACCCCCCGGAAAGGGTCACAGTGACCCGATTTTGGGCATGAAACCGGGTTTAGAAAGGGGGGTTCGTACAATGGAATTACTCAGTGGGGATTGGCCCTGCCGAGTTTCACTTAATCACCGGAGATAACCATGAGCAAGCAAGCAGCATTCAATACCCTTAACAAGTTCGCCACCGCCCGTGTGCAGTTGATTCAGGGCATGATCGACGCGGGATATCCCACCGCCGAGGACGCACGCAATGTCGTGATCGAGTGGGCCTGCGCCAAGACCGGCGCCGAGTTCCGCTGGAACAAGGACGAAACCAAGGCCATGCTCGTCTCGTCACACCCCAAGTACGAGGCCGCCAAGACCACGGTGCGCGATGTGATGCTCAACCTGCAGGGCACAACGCGGCGCCAAGCGTCGAGCGCCAAGGCCGAACCCACCAAGACCCGCGTGTCTGCCGAGGAGCGCGCAGCGTTCGAGGCGTTCCTGGCCGCGTGTGGCGACGCAGGCCGTGCCCTGACCGTGTTCAAGGCCCTGACGAAGTGATTTCGGGTCACCGTGACCCGTTTTTGTGGCGAGAACCCTCAGCGTGAGGGGGTGACGCCTATTCCAGCCCATCCCGGGCATCCTTTGACTTTGGAGAACCAACCATGCAAGCAACCATCATCTTCCTCGACCACAGCGAAAAAGCAGAAAGCCTGTGCTCTGCGCTCGTAGAGCACACCAACGCCCTCAACGGGGAGGGGTTCATCTCCTGCGACTACAGCGTAGACCCCGACAACTCGGGGCGTGCTGTCTTCACCATCCCCAGCATCACCAACCCTGACGACGAGAACGCAGACAACTGGGCCGATGTATTCACCACGAACACGGCAATGTGGGGCGAGAGCCTCGCCACCGAAGTCTGGCTCAACGACATCACCGCAACCCAGGAGTGAACCATGCCCCACACCAACCGCCACCAACAGCGTGCCCTGCCCCTGCGCGGGGCGCACCCCAACCCCAAAGCCCAGGAAGACCTGCGCCGCATACGCGAGCGCCTGATCCGCGAGATCGAGGAGCGCGAAGGCAAGGAGGAGATCAAGTACTGGGAGCGCAGGACTTGTCTTTGGAAGTGAGAAAACGGGTCACCGTGACCCGTTTCCGTCTACTTTGTCGCCTGTCCCAGGCTCGGGCGACATTTTGTAAGGTTCTTGTCACTTGTCCGTGGTGCGAGCAACCGTGGACGCACAAGTGGGTAGCGTAAGTCCTTGATTTGCAAAGACATACACACTACTACTACCACCTAACCTTTATTTATATATATGTAGTGGTAGGTAAATATTTATGTGTATGTGTGTGGCTTCTTTCTGTCCTTCCTTTCCTCCTTTCCCTTTGCTACACTTTCTGCGCCAAGGGTAGGGTGGTAGTAGAACCACTTTTCCCCATGCAAATCAACGACTTGCTCTACCCACTTTTGCGTCCACGGTTGCTCGTACCCGGGCCATTTCCTGTGAAACTACCACAAACCGAGGGTAAACCATGACCTCTGAGATCGACCTTTCCCCCGTCTTCAAGCGGTGTTTGTACTGCGGCAACGAGTACCCGATCCGCTTCTTCCGGCGTTGGCACATGATGAAGTTCCGCGTGATGCCCACCTGCAGTGGCTGCACACCGGCCAAGACACTCAAGCAGATGACCCCGGCGGAGCGCAAGCGGGCGCTCGAAACATCCCACCGCACCCACTCGGTTGCGTTCATCAACGAGATGAACCAGCGCGAGAAGGATCACAACTACAACAGCAAGCTCGCCGACCTGCAGTACACGAGGCATGCCCGCAAGCGGCGGGCGAACTGGCGCTTGGCCATCCTTGAGCAGGCGTACACCGAGGTGCGGTGGGCCAGGGCTGCGCTTGCTCGGTACGGCAAGGCTGTCGAAGGCAGGCCCGAACGCAAACCCTACATCGAGTTTTTCGAGGAGTACATCAAGGTATTGGAAAGCCTTGTGGAATCTGCCGAGGTGCGGGCCAACGACGACCGCGCCCCATTAAAACCAACCGCCGAGGAGAGTAACCCGATAACTTATATCGACCCGTTGATGTTTAGTTATTTGAAAGAGTTGTACAACAAATGCCCGGTAATACCGGGAACACGCGCACCACGCGACCCGTGGATTCTGTATTGGAAGAAATAAATCGGGTCACGGTGACCCGAAAACCAACGAAGGAGAAAGCCATGACTAAACCCGAAACCAACTACACCTTTTGGATCGAGACGAACACCGGCGAAGAAATCTACTGGGACAGGCTGACCAAGCGCCAAGCCGAGGCGATGTATGCCGCCACTTTGAAGAGCGACCCGCTCAGCCTCAAGCGGTGGGGATGGGGCGCAGTCGAGGAGTCGAAGTTGACATACCTGCCGCTGACGGGAGAGACAGCATGAAGGTACGAGACTGGGAGTGCGGGTGTGGCCACGCGTGGACTGCCCCGGTAGTGCTCTCGATGAACACGCCCAACCTGTCGGGTGAGGCCGCGCAGTGGTGTCCCCAGTGTGGCCAGCGCCCAGTGATGGGCTCACCTGTGAGAGAAGTTCAACCAACTGAAGGAGAAGCAACATGCCAGGAGCAGTGATCCATCGTGGCCCGTCCAAAATCGACGGCCAACCCATCATCGTCGTGGCGATCTGGGCATCGACCAACCGCAAGACAGGCGACATGCTGCAGACCTACATCATGCGGTCTGACATAGACCCGCTGACTGCCAACAAGTACGGCGAGGACTACAGCATCTGCGGCAACTGCGCCCTGCGTGGCACGCCGACGCTGGATCCAACCAAGAAGCAAGCCGAAGACCGGCCATGCTACGTGGTGCTAGGCCAAGGCCCCACCGTGGTGTGGAACGGACTGCAACGCGGCATCTACCCGGACTACACCAACAGGCAACAGCGCAGGGCGCTAGGCCGGGGTCGCATGGTGCGCATCGGTACCTACGGCGACGGGGCTGCGGCGCCGAGGTTTGTGTGGGATGACCTGCTCTTCGAGGCCGAGGGACACAACGCCTACTCACACAACGGCGGCGACCCACGCATCTACATGCAGTCTGCCGACACACTACCCCAGGCTCAGGCCGCATGGTCTAGCGGCTTCCGCACCTTCCGCGTGGTGCATGACACCTCGCACCTACAACCCAACGAAATTCTGTGCCCCTCATCCCGAGGTGTGCAGTGTGTGGACTGCCGCCTGTGTGGTGGCAGTCAAGTCAAGGCGAAGTCCATCGCCATCGTCGTGCACGGCAACGGAGCCAAGCACTTTTAATTTCCGGGTCACGGTGACCCGTTTTTAAGGAGAAAGCCATGAACAAGATTCAAGCAGCACAACGCAACGCCACCATCAATGCTCATCAGAGCGCCATGCGGATCGAGATCGCTCGCCACCCCGAGGTCAAGAAGATCCTCGCCATGTTCCCCCCTGCCCTGCGCAAGGAGGTGCGCTTCAGCGTCAGCGACTACAGCGACAGCGCCACCTTCATCCTGCGCATGATCGGCCTGGAGTCCTTCAAGGACAAGCAACTGGTCAAGCTCCTGGCCAAGTTCGCAGGGGATGAGTGGGCATCGCAGACTTCTGACTATGCCAACAGCGACACGCCCAACCGGGACTTCAGCTTCAACCGCGAGATTCCCTGGACGCCCAAGCCGAGCAAGCACACGCGTTGGATCGAGAAGAACTGCGGTGCGTACCACATCCCCAACACCTTCAAGGTCAGCGTCATGCTGTTCACCTACGTGAAGAGCGACTCGCCGACCTGCCGCATAGTGGTCGAGGGCTACGAGGAAGAAGTCGTGCGCAAGGAGATCAAGAAGATCGTCTGCGCCTGATGAGTGGGGGGGCTACGGCCCCCTTGTTTGGGGACACATGTCCCCGTTTGACTAGGAGAAACCAACCATGAACCGTTTCGTATTGATCGTTGGCGACGCCGCCACCTACGAGGAGGACGGCGAGCACCACGCCGAGTTTCAGAAGATTGACTTCATCAAGACCTTCTTCACATTCTAGGAAGCCGAAGCACATGGTGAATGGGCCATTACGCATGGCCACGACACGTATGCCATCGCGCAGAACTTGTGCAATGTAGTGACCTACAACCCCAAGCAAGGAGAGTGACCATGAAAGTGAAAGACCTGATCGAAGCACTGCAAGAAGCCGGCGTCAATGGCGACGCCGAGGTATATGTGTGGGTGGCGGGCACGCGCTATCGCATCGCCGCCGACTACCCTGTTGACCCCTGGGATGGGGTTGGCCGACTTGTAGACATCAACACAGAAGGAGATGAGGTACCAGCATGAAAGACAACATCACCGCACTACCCGTGCGCCCCACCAAGGACGACGACTACCTGCACGCTGCGCTGTGCATGATCGGTGAGGGGGGTGACTTCGCTAAGAGCATCGGCAAGGCGTATGTCCACGCCGACAGCCACAACAACGCACGCCTACGCGCTGCCTTCCCCGACCTGTTCACTCAGTTCTACATCAAGTACCAGGAACACAGGTCATGAAGGTCAAGGAACTCATCGAGTACCTACGCAGCGCGGCTGACCTCGATACTGAGATGGTGCCGGGTATGACCTACCGCCAAGTCATCGAGGAACTGAGCAAGCGCGACCCCGATGCCGAGGTCAGCGTGCGCGACGGTGACCGGGTCTACACCATCGAGCGTGGGACAACACACTGAGATCGGGGACGCCTGTCCCCATCCGTGGCCACTGCGGTTCAGTGGCACATCAACTAGGAGAAAGCAACATGATCGACATCAACACAATCTTCAACCAACTCCTCAACGCGGCCATCGTGCAGGCCACCCAGCCCCTGGTCGAGCGCATCGCTGCACTCGAAACCCGGCTGACCGAGGCTTCGCTCTTTCAGAAGGAGACGAATGTCACCGTAGACATGGACGCCCTGCGTGAACTGGTCACCCCGCTGGTGGGCAGCATGGTCGAGGCCAAGATCGAGGAAGCCATCAACGCCCACTGCGAAGAGTACGACCATGACCGCTACGACAACATCGCCAACGAGGTGGACGACCTGCCCGACTTCGATGACTTCGTGAGAGGCGATGAGTTGGATAGCAACGTGCGGGACGCAGTGCGCGACCTGACCTTCGAGGTCAGCGTCAGCTAAATTTTTTTCACCCCGACCCTTCCCACAACCGTGGGAAGGGGTTACACTGTCCACTTCTGGACAACCGTAGCCGCTGCGGATCAGCGGCAATCTCAACTAGGAGAAAGCAACATGGCTCATCAACTCTATACAAACGCAGCAGGCACCACCTCTTACGCATCCACCCAACGCGAGTGGCACGGCCTGGGGCAACTGATGCTGCCCGGTCAGTCCATTGAGAAATGGCAAGAGGAAGCCGGTATGAACTATGAAGTGCAGCGTGGGTACGTGCGCTACGCCACCGAGCGTGGCCAGAACGCCGACCAAATGAAGGTAGTGAAGGACAAGGTTGTGTTGTTTAGGTCTGATACGAAGGACGCGCTCGGAGTCGTCTCGGATAGTTATAAAGTTGTGCAGCCCCGTGAGGTGCTGGAGTTCTTCCGTGACTGGGCCACGGCAGGTGGCATGACGATTGAAAGTGCGGGGGTCTTGTTTGGTGGCAAGCGGTACTTCGCTACAGCGAAGATGGCAGCGGGGGTTTGTGTTGACGGGTACTCGGACAGGATCGTGCCCTACGCTCTGCTCAGCACCAGTGCTGACGGTTCCCTGGCCACCGAGGCACGGTGGACTACCGTCCGGGTTGTGTGCAACAACACCCTGAGCATGGCACGCGAGGGCAAGGCAGCAGTGCGGGTGACGCACCGCAGCGAGTTCAAGCCAGAAGAAGTCCAATCAGTATTGGAGAACGCCAACGCTGAGTTCCATGCCTTCATGGAGATGAGCCGCCAACTGGCAGGCATCAAGGTCGCACGCCCCCTGGCCGAAGACCTCACCATGCACCTCTTCAAGACTGGCACAACCAAGGATGCCGACAAGGTCAAGGAGTCGCGTGGATTCATTCGCGTGATGGAGTTGTTCAACGGCGCCGCCAAGGGCGCGATGCTTGAGACGGCGCAGGAGACTGCATGGGGTTGGCTCAACGCGGTCACCGAGTACGCAGACCATCACATCCGCGCCCACTCGGATGAGAACCGCACCGCCTCTGCCCTGTGGGGCCAGGGCGACACGCTCAAGAACCGTGCGGTGGAGTTGGCTCTGGCTGCGGCTTGAGCTTCCTCTTCACTATCAACATCTCTTCTTCCGGGGGCTTGCGCCCTCGGTTGAGTTTGTCTAAACTTGGACTTCCCACAACAACAGGAGAAAGCAATGACTGAAACCGTAACAACCCCAACCAAGACCAACAAAGCCGCGCTAATTCGCGCGCTGCTCAAAGACAAAACCAAATCCAAGAGCGACATCGCCGAGGAAGTGGGCTGCAAAGTGCAGTACGTCTTCAGCGTGCAGAACCATGACCGGGTGAGGGCCAGGAAGGCCAGGGCCAAGCGCAAGCTGGAGCGTCAGGCAGAACTGCGCAACGGCGCACCCAAGCGCAAGTACACCAAGAGCGGCAAGTTTGCGAAGAAGGTTCCCGCGCCTACCACGCCGATGGTGGGGCTTGACCGCGACCAACTGAAGGCAGAGCAGGCCGAACTGCATGAACTCAACGCGCAGTTCATCCAACAACTCCAAGAAGCAACCAAGCCCAAGATTCAGTACATCGAGATCGAGGTACCGCAACCCCACTACAACCTCACATGGCGCCAGCGTTTCACTGCGCTGTTTTTCGGGAGGGTCTGAGTATGAAGTTCTACGAGATCGAACTCAGGCGCGAGTCCTACATCACCGTTGTCGTCAGCGCCTACTCTGAAGATGAGGCAGCGGACAAACTCATGAACAACCTGGAGGAGTACGTCGAGGGCGACCCCGACGAAGCTGACTGGGACATCACTGACATTAAAGAAGCGGAGAGAACCGAATGAAGACACGCGCATTGAAACTGGTTCGTGAGTTGTTCGCCGTGGACTACGTGCCGCTGCACACGCAGCGCCACAACCAACGGCAGTGGGTCAAGTCGGTACGCCGATTGGGGGATCGATGGCTACTCGCAAAGCCGTACGAAGTGCAGAAAAAGCACTAGACCCACCGCCCAAGGTCTGGCCCTTCCCAACGTGGAAGGGCCGACCGTACAAGCAACCAAAACAACAAAAACCCGATCCGGTGGCGGGACTACCACCAGCACTGTTCTAGGAGAAAGCAATGATCAAAGAAGAAACCTGCATCATCAGCCCGCCGAAGTTCGGCGTCACCGACTTCTACATCGAGGGCGCTGCGCCCCTGGTGGTGGAGCGGTTCAGCAAGAAGGCTGAACTCATGGCCAAGATGGCCGAGGGCCAGTCAGCCAAGAACAAGAAGGCCCGCGACGCACGGGACTACGACAAGGAAGCCGAAGAGGCGCGCTATCGCAGCATCGATGGGTGGGAGGGCATGAACGCCGCCGCGTTCCGTGCCGCCATGATCAGCGCCTGCCGACTCGTGGGGTTCAAGATGACGCTGGCCAAGTTGTCTGCGTTCATCGAGGCCGATGGGTTCGACAAGAACGATGGCGTCCCCCTCGTGCGCATCTACGGCGAGAGTCAGGTTTACACGGCGCATACTCGTAACGCTACGGGTGTGGTCGATGTGCGTTCCCGTCCCATGTATCGCAACTGGGCCGCGCGTCTGCGTGTCCGGTACGACATGGATCAGTTCAAGATGGCCGATGTCTTGAACCTTGTCTCCCGGTGTGGGATGCAAGTTGGTATCGGTGCAGGTCGTCCCGACAGCAAGGCTTCTGCCGGATGCGGGTTCGGTCTGTTCAACGTAGTCCCGAGTGATCGGGAGAAAGAAGTGGTCGCCAAGTACGGCATCCAGTAAGGCAGGCTAGGGTCGGCTTGGTATCGACAGGCCCGGTCCGGCAAGGCAGGTTCGGCTCGTCCTGGCTAGGCGCGGTGCAGTACGGTTCAGCAAGGCAGGCATGGAGTCGTATGGCTCGACGCGGTACGGAAGCGCATGGTCGGTTACGGCAGGTGCGTCAAGGCGGCGCGGGGCTTGGATCGACCCGGACAGGCAAGGCAGGCACGGCTTGGAACGGCGGGGCCGGGAGTGGCAAGGTAAGGTACGGCAGGCGGGGCTGGGCTAGTCTAGTTCCGGTAGGGCAGAGCATGTTTCGGCAAGGCAGGCTTGGCAGGGCTCGGAGCGGCAGCGTCTGGCTAGGTATGGCACATCACGGCAGGCAAGGCTAGGCGGGTTCCAGTGCGGTCAGGTAAGGCTAGGCGAGGCAGGTCAGGAAAGGCCCGGCTTGGACGGGCGAGGTGCGGCGAAGCGAGGCATATCACGGCAGGTAAGGCAAGGAAAGGCATCGCAGGGCCGGGCGCGGTGTGGTACCGCAGGCATTTAACTTTCAAGGAGAAAGCATGAAAGAGGAACGGAAACTTTTGACCGACATGGCACGGCGCAATGGCGGCGTGCTCAAGGTAGACGACGTGCTCGAAGAGGCACGCAGGGAAGACAGCATCCTGCACAAACACTTTGAGTGGGATGACACGAAGGCCGCTGCGAACTACCGCAAGGAGCAGGCGCGCTCTCTGATTCAGCGGTGCAAGATCACGCTGGTGGAGGGCGAGCCCGTATCCGTGCGGGCGTTCGTCAGTCTGCCAACTGATCGAGAGAGTGGCGGAGGCTACCGCCTCACGTCGGAAGTCATAAGCAACGAATCCCAGAAGGAAGAACTGCTGCGCGACATCCGCTTGACCATCGCCCGCTGGTCGCAGAAGCTACACCTGCTCGACCAGGACATCGCAGAACTGCTCGAAGAAGTTGAGAACCGAATCAACAGTAAGACCGCGCAACCCCAACAGGCTGCTGCCTGAACCCATAGGAGACAACCATGAGCAACATCAACAACATCCGTAACCTCAAAATCCGCCTCGCCATCATCGGCATCCAACTGTGCGCAGGCATCGCGCTCCTCGCGTCGATACTGACTGCCCTTCCCGCATACGCACGAGCAGGTACGCTGATCAAGTGCGACTTCATCAGCACCCAACAAGGCCCGCGCTACGTGGGCACCTACTGCGTGGACTTCGCCTGCCAATACACGACCACGCGCATCTTCACTTCGTACTGCCCGTTCAGCCTGTGAGGAGAAGCAAATGCAACGACTGAATGAAGACGGACTGGAGGACTTGGGCTGGCTTGCCGCCATGCTGGCGGCGCTGGCCTTCCTGTTCTTCTCCCTGGTGTATGTCCTGCACTGGGCGGGGTGGCTATGAAATGGCTTGGTGAATTCATCGTCATGTACTGGCTGATCACCGTCTTGGTCGTGGTGTTCCTCGCCCCGTTCGTGACGCTGATGATGCTGCTGACTTACTTGTGGGGGTTGGTATGACCCGCGACGACATCATCCGCATGGCGCGGGAGGCTGGGCTTCTGCCTCATCCAGAAAACATCGTCTACCAAGACCCAATGTTTGAAGGTCGCATCAAAACCTTCGCCGCCCTTGTCGCCGCTGCCGAGCGTGAGGCGTGTGCGGAGTTGATTGAAGACATGGCTGTGCAGCACCCGAAGTACATCGCCGCCGCCATCAGAGCAAGGGGGCAGGAATGAGCGGCGACCACAACGCAAACCAGAAGGGGGCCAAGGTACTGGCGCAGATAGATGCGGAGCCCAAGTCAAAACAGAAAGTGTCTGAGAGATCAGTGCGGGTGACCATCGGCATCATGCGAAGCCTCGCACGCAAAATCCCCATCAGCCCGTTCCACCTACACGCCGCAGACCAGATGGAGCGGATGCTTGATGAACTGATTCGATTGAGGAAAAAAACTTGAACCCACCAAGCCCCAAAGGCAAGCGCCAGATCAAGATCAACGCGATCATGCAGGCGCAGTTGATCAAGCTCCTCCTCGAAGGCACCTACACCTGCACCGAACTGGCGGAGATGACGGGCCTTCACTACGTGACCGTGTGCCAGTACACACGCGAACTCCACAGAGCAGGCGCTGCCCACATCAGTGGCTGGGAGAAAGACCCGCGAGGCCGTGATCTGGCGAAAATCTACAAACTTGGTGTGGGCAACGACAAGCGGCGTCAGAAGAAGACGCAGGCCGAGCGGCAGCGTGCCTACCGCACCAAGAAGAAGCAGATCAAACTCATGGAGATGTTGACATCATGCAGTGCCCCGAGTGTGGAGCGAGAGCCCACGCCCTTGAAGTTAGAGCCACAACTGGTGGACTGAAGCGAAGGAGATATGAATGCTCACAGTGCAAACAAAGGTTCACGACAGTGGGGACACCGAAAGACCTGCGGCTGGACATGCACAACAACCCTCACCGCCACGAGCAAACGATACGCAAGTCGCGGGCAACCACTACAAGCAGTTCCAAATCGAACCCTGGGACGCCATCATTGACTGGAATCTTGGCTACTTGGATGGCAACGCCGTCAAATACCTCAGTCGATGGCGACACAAGAACGGAATAGAAGACCTCAAGAAGGCGCGTCACTACATCGACAAGCTGCTTGAGGTAGAGCAGGCAAAGAATCTATAGGCGGTGCGTTGGTTTGGTAACGGTGGAAAGCCTTGCAGATGCGACCCACTATTACCGCTTGCGCAGCGCCGCCTGAAATGCATAGGCTGCGCAAGCACTCCATGCCTAGACCGAGGGGGCTAGGAATCTGCATCACCCCCTCACCCACAACCAAAGGAGAAAGCAATGGGCTTATTTGGCGGGGTCACCTACGACCCAGAGAAAGACAAGGATAGGCTGCTCACGCAGCTAGGCCGTGTTCGAGATGTGATGTTCGATGGCCAGTGGCACACGCTGGCCGAGTTGGTGGTTCGATGTGGCGGCTCCGATGCCTCGGTCAGCGCCCGCATACGCGACCTTCGCAAGAAGAAGTTCGGTGAATACACCGTCCACAGGAAACGCATACGCGATGGCTTGTGGGTCTACAAACTGGAGTTGCCCGATGGCTACAACCCCCGAAGTCAAGGTCAAGAAGCAGTGCGTGACACTGCTCAATGCCCATAAGGTTTATTACTTCTTCCCCGTAGCCTCGGGCTACGGTAGGGTGGGCATCCCCGACATCATCGCCTGCTGCGATGGCCACTTCCTGGCCATCGAGTGCAAGGCAGGCAAGAACAAACCCACCGCTCTGCAGGAAGCTGAGATGCTCAAGATACGCACGGCAGGCGGCACGACCCTCGTGATCAACGAGGACAACATCAACGAACTACAGGGGTGGTTAGATGCTAGGAGTCAACTACATGAACAATGAAGATTACGGGCGCTACATGGAGGCGGAGGTCGCCAACATGGAGCCGGAGAAGAAGGAGGCGCTGATCCACGCCATCAAGACGCTGTTCCGCGCCTTCTCGGAAGACAACACGCAGGGCGTGCTCATACTGCTTGAGAAGGGCGAGTGCATGACGACGATGGGGCTGAACGCCACATACGACGAGTCGGTGCGCATAGTCAACACGGCGCTCAACGTCTTCATCGAGGACGCGATCACGACAGAGACAGAAACAAAACACTAAGGAGAAGCATGAGCCTACCTTTCACGCGAGTCATCGCGCTTGATTTTGAGACTGCCTGGGACAGGAAGGAATACACCCTGTCCAAGATGACCACCGAGGAGTACGTCCGCGACCCGCGCTTCAAGGCTTGGGGCCTGTGCTGGAAAGAGGTGGGGGAAGAAGGCGCTGCGGTATGGGTGCGCGGCAAGGACATCCAGGCGTGGGCCGATGGAATAAATTGGAACGAGACAGCGGTGCTCGCACACAACGCCCAGTTCGACGTGACGATCCTGTCCTGGCGCTTCGGGGTTCAACCCGCCTTCATCTTCGACACGCTCAGCATGGCCCGCGCGCTGCGCGGCATCGAGGTGGGCAACTCCCTCGCACAACTGGCGCAAGACTTCGAGCTTCCGCCCAAGGGTCAGGCGGTGCACAGCACGGACGGGATGTTGGAGTCCATCTCCTTCGAGGTGGAGCAGGAACTGGCTGACTACTGCAAGCACGATACCTTCCTGTGCGAGGAGATATTCAATCGGCTGATGCCTGGGTTCCCGCCCAAGGAACTGCGCCTCATCGACATCACGCTCAAGATGTACACGAGGCCGCTGCTGGAACTCGACCGGGGGATGCTGAAAGCGGCCATCGTAGAAGAAAGGGAAGCCCGTGAAGGACTGCTACAGAGGCTCGGCGTGGATGAGGCTGCGCTTGCGTCAAATGATAAGTTTGCTGCGCTCCTCGAACAAATCGGAGTTCCTCCGCCGATCAAAACCAGCAAGACCACGGGGCTTGAAACGTACGCGCTTGCGAAAAATGACGCCCTCTTTCAGGCGCTGCTCAACAGCGACAACGAAGACGTGATGCTGCTGTGCCAAGCAAGGCTGAAGGTCAAGTCCACCAGTGAGCGCACGCGTGCACAACGCTTCCTCGACATCGCGCACCGTGGCCGGTTGCCGGTCCCGCTGAGTTACTTCGGCGCAGGCACCGGGCGGTGGACGGCGAGCAAGGGGTCGGCCATCAACATGCAGAACCTCAAGCGTGGCAGCTTCCTGCGCAACGCCATCATGGCGCCCGAGGGCCACCTGCTGGTGGCCGGTGACCTCTCTCAAATCGAGCCGCGTGTGCTCGGCGTGCTGTCGGACAACGACGCGCTGTTGGATATTTTTAGATCAGGGAGTGATGCCTACGCCCAGTTCGGCGCACAGATGTTCGGCATCCCGGGCCTGACCAAGGACACGCACCCCGTGGAGCGGCAAGCAGCCAAGAGCGCGCTGATCGGGGCAGGCTACCAGTTGGGTTGGGCGTCGTTCGCTGCGCAGCTTCTGGTGGGGTTCCTGGGCGCCAAGCCGCTGCGCTATACCAAGGAGGACGCCAAGGTGCTGGGCGTCACGGGCGAGGATGTCAGGCGCTTCCTTGAGTGGGACGAGAACCTCAAGAAGCTGGAGGCCATCCCGCACACCTGCTCCACCCTGGAGTTGGCCATCCACTGCCTAGCAGCCAAGGCCATTATCGACAAGTACCGCGCCGCCTCGCAGCCCGTGGTGGAGTTCTGGAACCTGTGCCAGGAACTGATCGAGTACAGCCTGTACCGGGGCAAGGAATACAAGCACAAGTGCATCACGTTCCGCAAGGAACAAATCGTCTTGCCAAGTGGCATGGCGATGCGGTATCCTGATCTCCGCCAGGACAAGGATGAGGGTGGTCGATCCCAGTGGTCGTACGCTGATGGCAAGAAGCGCATCAAGCTGTACGCCGGGAAGATCACCAACAACATTGTTCAAGGCACGGCGCGCTGCGTCATGACAGACGGGATGCTAAGGGTTGCGAAGAAGTACCCTTTGGTAGGCACGGTGCATGACGAATTGATCGCCGTGATACCGGAAGGAGACGAAGATTACGCTAAGACTTGGGTCTTGGCGCAGATGACTATGGAGCCGCCGTATTTACCGGGCATCCCGCTTGATGCGGGAGTCGGTGTTCACAAGCGGTATGGAATGACCAAAGACTAAACAAAGGAGAGAGCATGCCCAACATCCCCGTCCGCATCCGCGTAGGCAAGCAGATGTATTCCGTTGACGTAGTCGAGTCCATGCGCCGCAAGGCGACGATGGGTCGCACGTACTACGACATGGGTCGCATCGAGATCGGCGCCAGCAGCAACACCACTGGGCGCAAGTTCACGGACGCCGAGATCGACGACACCTTCTGGCACGAGGTCACACACGCCATCCTCTACGACATGGGCCATCGCCTGTACAACGACGAGCACTTCGTCACCGAGTTCTCAGGGCGCCTTGCCAAGGCCATCAAGTCAGCCAAATTCAAATGAGCGAAGCAAACATCACGTGGAGCCACAGCGGCCTGAAGGACTTCGAGGGCTGCGCGCGGCGCTACCACGAGGTCAAGGTTCTCAAGAACTACCCGTTCCAAGAGACGACGCACACCATCTACGGGAAGGACGTGCACAAGGCCATCGAGGACTACGGCAAGGACGGCACGCCAATCCCCGAGAAGTACGCGCAGTTCAAGCCGGTGGTGGACGCGGTGCTGAACAAGCCGGGAAGGAAATTATTTGAACATGAGATGGGTGTGACGCGTGACCTGCAGCCTTGCGGCTTCAACGATCCCAATCGTTGGGTGCGCGGCATTGCCGACCTGCTGATCATTGACGACGACAACCTGTCGGCCAAGGTGGTTGACTGGAAGACGGGCAACAACAAGTACCCCGACCGGGATCAACTGATCCTCATGTCGCTCATGGTGTTCACGCACTTCCCCCATATCAGGCAGGTGAAGTCGGCGCTGTTCTTCCTCGTCAAGGAGTCGATGACTACCCACGCCATGCTGCGCGGTGAGGCTGAGGAAGCATGGTGGCGCTACCGTGAGCGTGTGGCCAAGCTCGAAGCAGCGCACGCCACCGACGTGTGGAACCCATCACAGTCCCCTCTGTGCGGATGGTGCCCTGTGGCCACCTGCACGTTCAACCCCAAGCACTAGGAGCCAAGCATGGCCACGCGTGACTACAAGAAGGAATACGCCGAGTACCACGGCAAGCCCGAACAGATCGCCAACCGAGCCGAGCGCGTCAAGGCGCGGCGCGTGATGGAGAAGACGGGTGCAGCCAAGAAGGGTGACGGCAAGGACGTAGATCACATCAGACCGCTCAGCAAGGGCGGCACCTCCGCGAAGACCAACCTGCGCATGCGCAGCGTCAAGGCCAATCGCGGGGACAAGTAACAACAGGAGAAAGCATGGAAGTCGTTGAGAACCGGTTGCTCGTCTTCAAGACGCGCAACCCGGATAAGTATTCCCTCATCCCCAAGAGCAAGGCACTGCCCCGTGAAGGTGGCGGCTACGACGTAGCCGTTTACTGGGGCCTGGACGAAGCGCGTGTGCTGCGCAACCTGGGGGTGAAGAACGTACCGTCTCCCATCTACGGGCGCTACGAGTGGCCCGGGCGCTACACGCCGATGTCCCACCAGAAGGAGACTGCCTCCTTCCTCACGCTGCACCGCCGTGCGTTCGTGTTCAACGATCCCGGTACGGGCAAGACGCTGTCTGCCCTGTGGGCAGCAGACTACCTGATGAAGCGTGGCGACGTTAGGAGGGTTTTGATTTTGTGTCCGCTGTCGATCATGCACAGCGCCTGGATGCAGGACTTGGGTAACAGCGTCATCCATCGCAGCGCGGTAGTGGCGCACCATGCCCAGGCCGCACGGCGGATCGAACTGATCCAAGAGAACTACGAGTTCGTCATCATCAACTACGAGGGCCTGAGCCTGATTGCGAACGAAGTTCGCGCTGACGGGCGTTTTGATTTAGTTATTGTTGATGAGGCCAACGCCTACAAGAACCCGCAGACCAAGCGGTGGAAGGCGCTGAACTCCATCATCAAGCCCGACACCTACCTGTGGATGATGACCGGCACGCCTGCTTCCCAGAGTCCTGTGGACGCTTACGGTCTGGCCAAGCTGGTCAACCCCAACGGGGTGCCCAAGTTCTACACCGCATGGCGCGATGCCGTGATGAACAAGATCACGATGTTCAAGTGGGCGCCCAAGCTCGACGCTGCCGACAAGGTGTTCGAGGCGCTGCAGCCTGCCATCCGCTACAGCAAAGCGCAGTGCCTGGACCTGCCGCCCGTGGTGACGATGACCCGCGAGGTGCCGCTCACGCCGCAGCAGGCCAAGTACTACAACCTGCTCAAGACCCAGATGCTGGTGATGGCCGCAGGCGAGACGATCACGGCAGTCAACGCTGCCGCTGCGCTCAACAAACTCCTGCAAATCTCAGCAGGCGTGGCCTACACCGACAACAAAGAGGTGGTTGAGTTCGACGCTACCCCGCGCCTGAACGTCCTGATGGAGGCGCTCGAACAGACGGACAGGAAGGTAATCATCTTCGCCCTGTTCCGCTCCGCCATCGACGCCATCAGCGAGTACCTCAACAAGAACGGGATCGCCAACGAACAGATTCACGGCGGCGTGACCGCCACCAAGCGCGGCGACATCATCAAGCGTTTCCAGACGCAGCCCAACCCGAGGGTGCTCGTCATGCAGCCTGCGGCTACAGCGCACGGCATCACGCTGACCGCTGCCGACACGGTGATTTTTTACGGGCCGCTGATGAGCGTGGAGCAGTACACCCAGTGCATCGCACGGGCTGACCGCAAGGGACAGAACGCCGACAAGGTGACCGTCATCCACATCGAGGGCTCGCCCGTGGAGAAGAAGATGTTCAAGGCGCTCACCGCCAAGGTGGACGACAACGCACTGCTCGTTGACCTGTTCAACAGCGAAATTCAAGAAAGGGGGTTGTAATCGACTCTGGACACTGTATACTCTTAGACACAAAGATAAGGAGAAAGCAATGACTGAAGAAACCATCCCGATGGACAAGCTCGTGCGCATGTACACCAAGATGCGCGCAGCCATGCAAGACCTCGACAAGCAGATCGAGAACATCAAGGAGCAGCAGCAACAGGTGAAGAACGCCATGAAGGATCAGATGCAGGCGCTCGGTACCAAGTCTGTTCGCACCGACTTCGGCACGATCACGCTCAAGGAGAAGTCCCGGTACTACACGCAGGACTGGGACAGCTTCAAAAAGTTCATCGTCGAGCATGATGCCGTCGATCTTTTGGAAAAGCGCATCGCGCAACTCAACATGCAGACGTTCTTGGAAGAGAACCCAAGCCTGCATCCCCCTGGACTCAGCAGCCTTGCTGAGTTCGATATCGCTGTTACCAAGCCTCGTTAAGGAGAAAGCACCATGAGCAACATCGCTCTTTTTTCTGGTTCAAATGTTCCCGCCTTCGCCAAGAAAGGCGAACTGTCCGACCTCGCCAAGTCCCTCGCAGGTGGCGTTGGTGGTGGCGGCGGCAAGCGGGTGTCGATCAAAGGCGGCGTCTTCCGTCTACTCGTAGGTGGCAAGGAGGTCGCTGCAATTGATGAACGCTATCTGGACGTGGTTGTCGTCAACGCTGCCCCCAAGATCGGTCGTACCTTCTACGCCAAGGCGTACGACGGTGAGACGCTCTCTGGCCCGGACTGCTGGTCTGCGGATGGCGAGACGCCTAGCCCCGAGTCTGCGAACAAGCAGTCGGATCGCTGCGCGACCTGCCCCCAGAACGTCAAGGGCTCCGGTATGGGCGAGTCTCGTGCCTGCCGGTTTAGTCAGCGCCTCGCTGTTGTTCTTGCTAATGATATTGACGGCGACGTGATGCAGTTGCAGTTGCCCGCCACGTCGATCTTCGGCAAGGAGGAAGGCGACAAGCGCCCGCTGCAAGCCTACGCTCGCTACCTCGCCGCACAAGGCGTGAGCCCCGAGACGCTGGTCACCCGCATGCAGTTCGACACCAAGGCCGAGGCGCCCAAGCTCTTCTTCAAGCCGATGCGTTGGCTGACCGAGGAGGAGTACGAAAGCTCCGTGCGCCAGGGCCAGACCGAAGACGCCAAGCGCGCCGTTACCATGACGGTAGCAAAGACGGACAAGGTCGCGGCTCCCCTGGCCCTGGAGGGCACCAAGCCCAAGGCCAAGGCTGCACCCAAGGCTGAGGAGCCTGCAGTCGAGGAGGAAGAGAACGCCCCGCCGACCAAGCGCAAGAGCAAGTCGGAAGAACCCGCAACCGCAGGCAAGCCGAATCTGGCTAAGCTCGCGGCTCAGTGGGACGACGAGTAACTTTTTTGGGGGGAACGCAAAGGCTGCGCCCTATCGGGAGACGTGCCGGTGACCAACAGCGTAAAGCTGACAAGCGCGGCCTGAGCAAGTACCCCCACCCACACCATGTCCTATTCAGTCAAGACTGTTAAGGCCGTAAAGGCATCCCCCAAAACGCTCGGGAGTCAACTCGGGCGTTGGGCCGTACATTTGGACTTCTCGGTCATCCGCATCGCCCAGGTTACGGGCGCATCGCGTCAGACTGTATACAACTGGATCACTGGCAAGAACACCGTGCTCGCGCCTTATCGGCCTGCCGTTGAGCAACTGCTAGAGATTCTGATGAAGTCCAACGATAACGAACAAGCATGGAGCAAAGCATGTCAGGAATTCAGTATCAAAGCCTGAGCGACGACGAGTTCGCTCGGCAGATTCAAGCCATCATCGACAAGGCGGGCGTGTTGCCGTCTGAAGCCATTGTGGAACTGGCCTACCGTGTGGACAACGGCGGGCGAGACAAAGAGCACGAACGGGCGCGTACCAACCCCAACCAACTGCCGCTGCCCTTCAACGAATAACTCGGGACATTCATGGAACCGCTAGATTTCTTAGCGGCGGTTTTGCCGTCTCCGGGTCACGGGTATTACTGTGCGGCAGAACTCTCCTCACCCAAGAAACAGCACGTCTTCACCGAAGACTTGGCTGAGATACCCACACACGCACGAAGCTGGCTTGAGGGGCAGCAGGATGTGTATTTCGCGCTTGCTACGTTTGCGGATCGGGGTAAGCGCACCGCCGACAACGCCGAGTACATCAAGTCCCTGTTCATCGACATGGACGGGTACGAGAGCCGCGAGGCTGCTCAGTCCGCACTTGATGCGTTCCTAGCCGATACTGGGCTGGACGCCTATGGCAACCCGTGGATCGTCGCCTCTGGCGGCGGGCTGCACTGCTACTGGCCGTTCGACAAGCCCCTGACTGTGGCCCAGTGGAAGCCCATCGCGGAGGCGTTCAAGCGCCTGTGCAAGCAGCGCGAACTGGCCATCGACAACACGGTCACGGCGGACGCCGCCCGGGTGCTGCGCATCCCTGGCACCAAGAACTTCAAGAAGAAATACGGCGAGCCCAGGCCGGTGGAAGTCCTGTCGCAAGGCGCGGCTGTCCTCGATGCTGACGAGTTCTTCGCCAAGCTCAGCAGCCTGTTGGGCACAGCCGTGCCCACCCCGGCACCGCTGATTGACCTCCCAGGCAAGCGCCCCATCAACGCCACCAAGACGGGCGTGCAGATGCTGGCCAACAGCGTCGTGCGTTTCGGCACGATCATGAAGCGCACCAGTAGCGGGGACGGCTGCGCGCAGTTGGCCCACTACGTGGAGAACGCCGAGGACGACGGCATGGAGCCGCTGTGGCGCGGGCTGCTGAGTCAGGCCAAGTACTGCGCGGACGGGGACAAGGCGGCAGTCATGCTCAGCCAACTGCACCCGTACGACGAAGACCGGATGCACGCCAAGCTGCGGGATATTAAAGGCCCCTATCCCTGCATCAAGTTCGATAGCGAGAACCCAGGCGTTTGCCAGAACTGCAAGCACTTCGGCAAGATCACCAACCCCCTGGCCCTGGGCCGGGAGGTCATGGCCGACACGTCGGAGAAGGAACTGGAGATCACACCGGCTGACCCGGATGATCCCGATGCGCCCACCATCAAAGTGGTACGACCTACGCCCCCCAGGGGATACGCCTACGGAGTCAACGGCGGCGTGTACGTGGAGAAGATGGTCGAAGACGCGGACGGCAACAAGCGCAAGCAGCAGGTCATGATCCTGCCCTACGACATGTTCGTGGTGGACATCCTGAACAAGGAGAACGAGCACACCGTCCACATGATCGCGCACCGCCCAGGCAAGCCTGCGGATGTTCTGTTCCCACAGAAGGCGTCGGTCAGCAAGGACGAGTTGATCAAGGCCCTGGCCGCGCAGAACATCATGGCCTCCTACGGGTCAGGCAACGACAAGAACCTGTTCGAGTACGTCCGGGCCTGCGTCGAGGAGGCTAGCGTCAACAAGAAGACCGTCAAGATTCCCGGCCAGTACGGTTGGCAAGAGGACGGCACCTTCGTCTACAGCGGCAAGATTTACCTGCAAGACGGCACCACCCGCACGGTGCCCATGCCCGACCTGCAGAACATCACCCGCATCACGCGCTCGGCGGGTAACCTGGAGAAGTGGCGGCGCTTCCCTCAGATGCTGATCAAGCGGGAGTTGTACGACCTGTTGGCGATCTCGTGCATCTCTTTCGGCGCTCCGCTCATGCGCTTCACCCAGATGCCCTGCCTGACGTTCCACGCAGGCTCAACCCAGTCGGGTACGGGTAAATCCTTGGCGCTGTCGCTGCTCAATTCGGTGTGGGGTCACCCAGTGCGATATCGCACAGGCAAAAGCACCTCCCCCGTTACGATGCAGCAGCGGATTGGCAATCTTAACTCACTCCCCTTCACATCGGACGAAATCACGCACAAGTCGCGCCACGACATGGAGTGGTTCCCGGGCATGGTGTTCGACCTGTCCGAGGGCCAGGGCAAGGAGAAGTCAGAGGTTCACCACAACCGCGAGCGCATCAACCTCGTGTCGTGGGCAACCCTGGCGCTCTTCACGTCCAACACCCACATGCAGGACTACATGGCTGGTGTGCGAGCGCACACTTCCCAAGGCGAGTTGCTGCGGATGTTGGAGTGGACGCCCGAGGAGAAGCTGAACTGGACGCCTGAAGAAGAGCAGACCATCCGCGTCCTGCAGGAGAACTACGGTGTGGCCGGTGAAGCCTACGTGCGTTGGCTCGTGCAGAACCAGGAGACGGCTGAGCGCGTTACCCGGGAAACCATCGCCATGATCAAGCGCGACTGGCAGATGACCGGTGATGAGCGTTTCTGGGCCGGTGGCTGCGGCGCGATGATCGCAAGCGCCATCCTCGTCTCGTCCAAGTACGCAGGCATCATCGACCTGCCTGTCGCGGAGATCATCAAGAGTCTCAAGCGCATGGTGGACAAGGCCCGCCGCGTGGTGCGCAACGGCGTGCGCACGGCAGAGGATGTGCTCAACGCTTTCACCCGCGACAGCTACGGCCAGTTCGTCGTGATCAAGAAGAGCGACGGCAAGGTGTTGGCTGCACTGGGCAGCGGGGAGATCATCGACCAGACGATCACGCGCAACAAGGTGTTGGGGCGCGTGGAGCACGAGATCGAGGTAGCCGGGTACGTGGACTACTTCATCGAGGAGCAGGTCATCCGCTCACACTGCGTGGCGATGTCGTTCGGTTACGAAGACTTCAAGAAGCAACTAGAGCAGATTGACGGCTACACCGTGTCGTACATGCGCAAGGACATGATGGCCCGCACCAGGGGGCCGCAGATGCGCATCCGAGCCATGTGCATCAGGCGCAGGGTTGAGCGTGATACTCCCGTGGACGACGCTTGAGAAGGGGCAGGGGTTCTTCATCCCTGCCCTAGACCTCGACGCCACGCGTGAGGCGGGGCTACTGGCTGCAGTCAAGGCCCGCGTGCTAGACGCTCAAGCCTTGTACTGCCTCCATAACGGTATGCAGGGCGTCCTGTTCTACCGCAAACCTATTGCTTCTTCTCCATCGTCACGTCGAAAGCCCGCAGGTACATCCGAGCAACCTGCTCCCGCTGAGCATCCAGACGCTTGAGGATTTCATCCTTCTGCTCGGTGGTCAGGTTCGCCGCATCTCTAACCTGCCGCGCCCTTGCAGCCAGATCGCCAAGCTGCTTGAAGACCGCCCCGCTGGTGGAGACAAGCGCCAGTTCAGTTGAGTACTGCTGAGCAAGTGCCCGTGCATCCGCCCCACGTCCTGCCTTGAGCATATCCTTGATGGTGCCGTCCACCTCCTTGATCTGCTTCATCCGGTCGTAGGCCATGTCGATGGTGCCGCGCCCTTCAACCGGTTGGAACAGGCCGCCGATGAACGGCGTCTTGCTGAGCTTGGTTGTAGGCTCAGGCACCTCATCCTTGGGCAGCACTACGTTGACCAGCGGGTTGGCCAGTTGCGTGATGGCGATGCCCAAACCACCCGTATAGCCACGGATCAGGTAGTCGATCTTGATGGGTGACACGCCCACTTCGCCGGTCACAGACCCAATCAGGCGGGCCAAGCCGGTAGTGGTGTCGCGGTAACGCTCGGTGGCCAGGACGCCTTGCTCGCGTACAGACTCGATGTCGCCGCTGTAGAACGACTTGCCCAGGATAACTTCCGTGAGCGGCTTGACCGCCTGGGGCAGCGTGAGGGGGATCGTTTGCGTGAGCAGCCTACGCATACCTTGCATGGCTTGATCGGCTTCAGTATCGCCTTTGGTAGCGTGATACAGCGCCTCGGGCAGCGCCTTGAACAGGTAGCCCAGTTCAAACGGGATCGGCACGCGCACGGGCTCAGAGAAGCCGGGGATGTACACAAACCAGTTGGCCAGACGCTCTTCAGGCTTGGCCCGCTTGTAGGCTTCGTCGTCCTCCATCATCATGGCGTAGGCCATAGTACCCACGCTAAGCAGGAACCCGCGCGTCCACAGCTTCTGCCGAATCTTCAACTGATCGTTGTACGGCATCCGCCCTCTGAATGCGCGGTACAGCACGTCCAGGCCCTGAACCTGCGCGTTGAAGAACGGGATCATGATGGACAGCGCCTGCATGGTGGGCGATATTCCGCGACGGCTGAAGTTCATCGACTCCAGTGTGCGCAGTGCAGCCTGCTGCTCCGTCATACCCTTCTTGAGCGAGTCGTTGTAGATCACCGCACGCGTGGCAGCATCACCCTGCATGGCGAACTGGTCGGCCCTAGCCAACAACTTTTCCCATCCGCTCTTGCCTGCGGTAATGTCGCGCAGAAACATCTCCATGTCGCGCTTATCGCCGGTAAAGACGTTGCTGCTGATGGCGCCCATCGACATGAGCTTCTTCTCAGCGTCGCTACGTCCGGCCACAATCTTGCCCAACTCCACGAAGGACGACAGCACAGGCGTCGCATCGGAGCCGGTGGTCAACCAAGCGTTGAGCGGGTCGCGGATAACCTGCCTGATGGCGTATACCGGTGCGCGTGTCACGAACTTGCGCAGCACATCAGCCGGATATCCCAAGACGTTGAACAGCCCAGGCAGTGTCGTCTGGATACCCTCCAAGCCACGCAACACCAGTTCTGCCGGGATGTAGTCTTTGTCGCCGGGTTTGCCAAACGCTTGGTCGATGACGACAAAGTGATCCTTGCCCTTGACCTTGAAGCGCACAGTACCAGCGTTGTTGGCAGGACCAGAGCCGGGGCCCATCCGCGAAGCGATGCCCATGTCGTGCAGACGGAACGCCGTGTCCTTGATGGCCTGATTGCGCAGGCCCATCCGGGTCAGGATGAAGGTGTTCTGAATGGCGCTTGTGAAGATCGGCAGGATGTCCTCGTTGCCACCAACAAGAGACTTGAGTTCAGGCTGGCTCTTGATGTCGCCGATGCGGATCGGGCGCTCCTTCTCCACAAACAACTGCACCGTATCGCCGTCGATGCGGTAGTACGGGATGTAGGGCTTGCTCTTGAGTTCAGCAGCCTTCTCTTTGGTCATCTCCCCCGTCTCAACCAACCAGTCAATCAGCCCGTTGTTGTACTCCTGGTAGATGCGGTTGGCTTCCTTAAATGCTTTCTCAGCCTTGGGGTTGGCGTTCAAGAACGCCATGACTTCGTTGTACTCGGCTTCCTTTTGTGCCGGGTCTTTGACGTTGAGTTTCTTCCAGCCAACGCTCTTTGCCCGGAGTCCAGCCACATACGCAGTCAGCATGGCTTCGGCTTCGGTGTCGCTATCGATACCAGCCTCGTTGAGCGCCTCCGCCACTTTGATCATGTTGGCACCGGCCTTGGATTCGTAGATGTACGAACCCTTGGGGCCCTTCGGATCAGGCACGCGCTTGACCGCGCCGTTGGTCAGGAACTGACCGGCAAACTGGCTGACTTGTTTACCGAAGCGCAGCGCGTACTCGGCATTGGCAGCATCTACCGAGTTCAGAATACCTTTGTCAGTACCGACCTTGAGCGCCTTGGATACAGCCGCGTAGTCATCAACGTACTGCACCCGCCCGCCCAGTCCCAGGAAGTTGCCGAACAGCTTGTCCTTGATTGACGACTCCTTGGCCGCAAAGGACTTAGCCATCGTCACCGGCTGCTTGCGTGAACGGAAGGCAGTCTCGCCATCGGCGCTCTTGTACACACCGATACGCTTGCTCTCAAACGCCTTGCGCGATTGACGCAGCATGTAGAAGATGTCGGAGGTGCTGAGCTTAGCAGTCTCCATCATGCCCATGCGCCGCAGACCGGCGCGCACCATGCCTACGAGTTCCTTGATCCAACGACCGGCCTTCTCTCGGAAGGCAGCAGTAACCCGCGCCTCTTCGGTGTGGGCGATGATCTCGCGCAGCACCTGCAGCTTCTGCACACTTTCGGGCTTGCCCATATCGGCAAGCGTGTTGGCCACACCGGCTACCTCATTGAGCAGGTTCTTGCCGCCGATCTCTTCGGCCAGCTTGCCCAGGTCAGTCTTGTCGGCATACGCCTGCAATTGCTTGAGGCCGATGAGGGTGTCGATACCGTAGTGGCCGACCAACTCGTGGGCAATCGTAGCCTCAAGGTCCTTGAGGTTGGCGTGGTTCTCGCCGATCACGAGCACCGTACCGTCACTGAACACAGCGCCCTGCACCGTAGCTGGGTCGGCCTTTTCCTTGGCCATTTGGTTCAGCAAGCGTACGGGCACAGCGCGTGCTGTGGCGGCGTAGACAAACTTGACGTTTGAAGGAAGCTCTTCCTTCACTTTCACTATCAACTTCTCTGCTTCTGCAGCGTCAATTTGTCCGCCCTCGTCTTCACGTTTGCGATATGCAGTTCCTGCGTCGTTATCAAAATCTTGATATTCCCGCTCGCTACGCTGAGCTTCCTCAAAGTCGCGCTTGATCTGCTGCAAGCGTTCAAACTTTTCAGCCGTGGCTTTACGGCTTTCAGGCGAACCAGTACGCTCTTCGCTCGGAGCCTGGGAAACTTTGCGTGTGACTTGAGGCGTGCGCTTGGTCGGTACTGCCTGCTTACTAAACTTGGTTTCCTTCAGCGCCTCTTGCATGACGCTGATCTGTTCCTTCAGCGCAGCCTTGTACTCGGGCGTGGCTTTACCAAGCGCAGTCGCGCGCTCAGTCGTTGCCAGCTTGGCCTTCTCTTGGAACTCAATAACCGCCGGGTCGTTGGCCCCGGACTTTTCCTTCAGTGCTTCAAAGCGGCGCTTGATGTCACTGGCAAACTTCTTGTACTCGGCCTCGTTGCGGCCCAGGTCAAGCGCCAACTTGCGCATCTCTTCAGATGCTTCGGCTTCTTTGCGAACATCACCGCGCTTGATGCGTGCTGCCGTTTGTGCAGCACGAGATACCGGCTGCTCCATCCGAGCGCGACGATCAAGCTCTGCTTCGCGAGCCGCACGCTCCGCTGCCGGTGCCTCAACTTTTTCGCGGGTGTACAGACTCTTGTACAGGTCATCAATCTGGCGCTTGATGGGAACGACCCGGGTGTCGTTCAGCATGTTGAACCGCCCGGCAATTGACTGCAAACGCTTGGTTGCCGCGCCACGCTCTTGGCCAGTCATTGGACGCTGCTCAGGCACAGCCTCGCCCTTACCCAACGTGGCGTTCAACTCAGCCACCTTATCCTTCATAGACGGCTTGTAGGCGATGCCCGTCTCCAGTGCCTTGGAGATGAGCGCGTGCTCAGCGGCGAGGTCTTCCAGTTCCTGCAGGATCGAACGCTTGGCGTTTTTCTGCGGCTGCTCCACCTTGTTGCGCAGCGTCATGATCTGGTTCATCACGCTGTCTACTTGCTCAGGCGTAGCCGTGCGAGTAATTTTTTCACCCTTCAGCCCCAAGCGCTCGTCCATTGCTTTAACGAACTGCGCTTGTTCAGCGTCTTTTTGCTCTCGGGTCTTGGCCAACTCCTCACGCTTACGCGTTTCGATAACGCCCAGTGCTCGCTGCACTGCAACAGGGTCGTTGTTCTGAACACCCGTGCGCAACACATTGATGCTGCTAAAGATGTCTTCAGTGCGGTCGCGCGTAGGAACTACGTCTTGCAGTTCTTGCTGAAGCTGCGCAAGACGGCGCGGCGATGCGGGCTCAGTCTTTTTCTCAAGCCCGATGCCCATCTCATCAACTTGCGCGGCTTTGCGCAATGCTTCGGCACGCTTGTCGGCCTCAGACGGCTCAGCAGGCGCGGCTTCTGTAACGGGCTTAGTCTCAATAGCCGCAGCTTCTTCTGGCTTGGTCGCCAACGTCTCGATGGGCTTGCCTGCCAGAGACTTGAATTTAAGCGGGGTCTGGCCTTCCGGCTGAGCGGGCATCTCACCAAACAACTCGCGGGTCTGGCCGCGCTGCTCCATGCCGACCTGCTTCTCCTGCAGTGCCTGTAGGCGCTTTGTAGTATCGGCAGCAAGCGCGTCGCGTTCCTTCTTAGCGGCATCAAGCTGGGTGCCGATGTCCGTGGCCTTGTCGAAATCGCTGGCTTGCGCAGCCTTGGTGAAGTCTTCCTGCAGCTTGGTGATCCGGCTGTCAATAGCCGTCATCTTGGCCGCAGCCTGCTGCTGGAACTCCGTCTCGGGGATGGCCACACCACCACGCTCTTCGATCAGCGCAGCGCGCGCATCAATCCGACGCTGGAGTTGCTGACGCTGTTCGTTTAGCGAACGGAAGTCGTCCGTGCGGCCTTCGGTGGCGGCGGTCTGCAACTGGGGCAGCAGGGATTGAAGCTCGCGGTTGAGCGTGTCCTGCTCAACCATCAGGCGCTGCACATCGGGGATGGGCTCGGGTGCAGGAGCCGGTGCCGCAGGCTGCGAAGCCTTCAGTGCGTCAATCGCGTCTTTGCGCTTCTCATACTCTTGGCGGACAGGAAGGAATTCGTCTTCCGTAAACGTATCACGTGCCTGTTTGGCCTCTTGGTACGCCCGCCGCTCATCGGGCGTAGCCCCCTTCTTGGGCTTGACCACCAGAGCGTCGAGTTCTTCTTTCCGAGCCAGTAGCTGCTGATACTGCGCGTCAAGCGCCATCAGTGCGTCGGGTCGGTTCTTGGCAGCTTCTTCCTGCGCCGCTGCTGCCTGGGCTTGCTCCTGGGCAACACGGGCTTCTTCTGCGGCCATGCGGCCACGGGCACGACGACCAAGCGTCATGTCCAACAACCCCTGGGCCAAGGCACCAACGGCGCCGCCATAGGCGGCACTTTCACCCACCTGCTCAATGATCTCCTGCTCGGGCTTGTAGATGCCCTTGGCGATCATGTTCTGTGCAGCCTGGGATGCGGCTTCCTGAGCCGCCTCTTCACCACCGGCAACAAGCGCGCGTTTGATGGACGCAACCGCCCCGGCTTTGGCCGGTGCAGCTATGCGGTTGAGAATACGGAGGGGAGTGAAGGCTTCACTTACGCCAACAACAGCGCCAAGTCCTGTAGCTTGAGCGCGTTGGTCTGCCGTCGCGCCCTCGGCTTCGGCCTTGGTGCGGGCCTCACCTGCACCGGCACCCACACCCAGTGCGGTCGCGGCAGCTATGCCGGGGGCGCCAAACGGAACAGCGGCAATGATCGGAGCAATAGAACCTGCAGCTTCACCGAACTTGCGCCCGATGGTTTCCTCGTAGCCTTCCTTGGCAGCAAATGGGCGCTTGAGTGCGCCAGCGCCTTCGGCAATGATCTTGCGAGCGGCTTCTTCCTGCTCTGCGGGCAGCAGCGCGGAGGCGCCAACTGCAGCCTGCTCCACCATCCCGATGGCGCCGGGGGCTAGACCCTTGAAAAACTCTCGTACCTGCCCACCCACCGTAGGCTCGGCAGGCTTTGGCTTGACCTCTTCAAACAGTTCGGGAAACTTCTCACGGGCCAACTGCATGGCCTCCATGTAAGACATCCGATCCGGTACCTTCAAGGATGAACCATCCGGCAGAGGCAGATATTTGGCCATACGTATCCCGACAATGATGACCCGTCCCTAGATGCGCAAACGCCCCAGCGGGTCAGACTGGGGCGCTGTGTTTCCTATTCTGTCAGATTCAATCTTTTTCGTCACCGGTATCTTCTAGGTCACGAACCTTGCCGGTAGGAGTAGAACTGAAGAGGGTGTTGGCCAAGAATGGGTTGTTGGCGATGGCCATATTGATGCGTGAACGGAAAATCTGCTCCTTCTTAGCCGGATCAGTTTCAGTCGTGTAGGCAACATCCTTGGACAGATCGGCCATGACCTGTTTCTGAATCTTGCCGTACTCTGCCATCATCCGCTCTTGCTGCTGCCTCGGCGCGTCGAGCGCCTTGATCCTTGCCTGCACCAACTTGGCGTTGCTGTTGGCGTTCTGCTGCATGATGGCCAGACTACCCTGCTGGTACTCACCCGATTGCTTGATCTGCTGAGCCTGCTGCGCCGAACTAACGGCAGCTTGCTGTTGCTGCTGAGCTTGATTAAACAACGTGACGGCATCACGGCGGTTGCCAATCTGCTCTTGCCGCTCAGCCATGCGCATGGTGATCTGGGACTGACGCAGTGCACGCGCTGCCTGATCGTCGTACCGCTGTGCTTCCTGATAGGCGTTCAAGCCTTCGGTAGCACCCTTGCCAATGTTCACGGCTGCATGCGGAGAAGTGCCGCTCATCATGGCCAGACCGGCGCGCAGCAGTGCCTCGGCACCACGCTGACCGCGACGCTGAGCCAGTTCCCTTTCTTCCGGTTCATACAGCTTGCGCAGTTCGGCGTAGGCTTTGGCCGTCTCTTCGTTCGGCGCTTTAGAAAGCGCCGCAATACCTGCTGCCGTAGCCTCGGGTGTAGGTGCGGCGTAAGCAGGAGGCGCCTGCACAACGGGTGCTGCCGGAGCCGCAGGAACAGGAGCGGGTTGACGCACCACATCTGCCGCAGTGCGGGTTTCTTTCTCGGGCGATGGTTCAGTTCTCGGGGCGGGAGCACCAGTCGGAGCCCCCGGAACATCGAGCGCCGCCCTGCGGGGATCGCGGTAAGCGGCTTCAACAGGGCCAATTTCACGACCCTGCTGGCGGCTCAAAATGGCTTCTTGAGTTGGGTATAGCGCCTTGTACAGCTTGCTCTCACCCGAACCAACTGCGCGCAACAAACGCGCAAGCGGGCGCTGCTCAGCCTCTGCTGCCTCTTCCAACTCCCGCTCTTTTGCACGACGTGCCTTTCGCTCAGCCGCCGTCTCCCCACTTTTGGGCATAGCCTGGGAGTAGAACGTGTCAAGCATGTCGTCGGGATCACGCAGACGAACAAGGCTCTCAGTACTGCCTTGATACCGTGCTACGCCACCATCGGCCATGCGCACGACTGGCTCCATGCTGTCGGCAAAGTCCATGTCATCGGCGTAGCCCGCGATCCCGCCATCAGCCATGTTCTGCATGTTCGGAGCCTGCAACGCAGCAATACCCGGCGCTGCTTGGGGCTGCTGCCCCATCGACATGATGGCCTGATCCGCTACTTTGGGCTGAGGCTGGGCCATCTGTGCCTGAGCGGCCATGCGCATCTTCTTGCGGGCCATGTCCTCCGCAATCACCATCGGCAGGATGTACGGGTCTTGCTTGTACATCTGCGCTACGCGCTGCAATGCCTGATCCGGCATCATGCGCAGTTGCTCAGTGAACTGATTGATGTTCGGGATCATGTTCAACGCCCCATGTTGTAGATTGCCAGATCAGCCAGACCGGCGGGCTTCTCTCGGTATGCGACGTCTTCGACTTTACCGCCCCTTGCGAAGCCACCAAACAACTTACTCGCTCCCAGAGCAGCGGTGCCTAGACCGGCAATCTGAGACACCGTAGAAGGCGCCTGACCATAAACCGACGTGCCGGTCTGCGTAAGCGGGACGCCACGGATAACGTCCGACACAAACCCCATCTGCCGGAACGGATAGTTCTGAGCATTGAGGAAGTCCTGATACTGAGCGCCCAGGATGTTCTGCGCCTGCTGCTGTTGCTGCTGTCCGTACTGGTTCTGCAACTGGTTGATCGCCATGTTCTGACCAAACTGCGTCTGACCAATGTTGCCAAGACCCTGACCGGCCTGCATAGCAGCCTGCAACCCCTGAAGACCCAGACCCGCACCGTACTGGCGTGACTGCTCACCAAGCTGCGCAGCGGCCTGACCGTACTGAGCGCCCAGCCCAGCACCGGCCATCTGCTGACCATAGCCAAACTGACGCGACTGCTCAGCCTGCTGCTGTGCCTGCATCAGAGCCTGTTGGTTGGCCAGTGCGGCTTGCAGACCCTGCTGTGAACCAAGCTGCTGTACGCCAAGCTGTGCGGCCAGATTCTGCTGGCCCGTGGTGAGCCCCGCCTGCTGATTGGCCAGTTGTGCCTGAATACGCGCGGCCTGCTCCGCGTTGAACTGCTGCTGTGCTTGTTGGTACGCCTGCTGAAGTCCGCGCGACTGAATGTCACCCATCTGGGTGCCAAGATTCCGGGCGCGTTCCGCTTCAACAATAGCCTGTCGAGCGCCGCCAAAGGCCCCGGCACGGGCAAACCGCGCGCCTTCTTGTTGCCGCGCAATATCAGACTGACGCTGCGCTTCGCGCTTTTCAATGTCCACCACACTCTGCATGTAAGGGGACATGAAGGACTCAGCAGACCCAGGGCGGGCAAACGACTCTGTAGAGACGCGCTCTGCCGGACCCATTTGGTAGGTCTTTAAGTCTCTGGCAGAAACATTGGGCGCTGTAAATGAGGTGGGGCGATATGCCTCTGGAGCACGGTAGAAGTTGGCAAACTGCCCCGGCTGATACTGGTCGTATCCAAGTGCCCGAAGACCTGCGGTACCGAGCATGGCTGACGCATCGCGCAACTGAGGCGCTGCCTCCATCGCTTGAGCGCCTGCAAACGCCTGCTGCTGCAGCGGGGTGAACTGCGCAAACCGATCACCCTGGTACTGCATGTAGGGTTTGAAGCCCGCGATTTTGGGCATCCCCGACGCATCGGTGATGACGTTACCGTTGGCATCACGCGCGTACTCAAACAGCGTGCTCTCAGCACTCCCCAGCAGGCGCTCAGCGTACGGAGCAATCTGCGGCGCAAAGCCGGTTAGGTATTCGATCTGCTGTTGTTGAACAGTAGGAGCAGTAGACATGATGCGTCCTTATGCAGGGAGGTACTTGTCGGCGCGGGTGTTCTTAGCCACCTTGCCCTTACCGGTTGTCTTAGCGCGGGCGCGCTGCACCCGATCCATCATTGCATACAGCTTGCGTGCGCCTGCTTCGGTCGAGCCGTTGCCGATCTCAGAGACGATGCGGGCGGGGATCACAAACTCACCATCGGCCAGTCGCGCGGGTTGCCGGTTGCCAATAGTTGCTGGGATGCTGTCAGAGACGCCATCACCAGGGCCGCGCAACAAACGGCCACCATCGGAGTATCCGCCCAAGTTGTACTGCCGGACGTTGCCTCCGCGTGCAGCGGCGGCAGTTGCAATAGCCGCAAGCCCGCCTTTGCGCATACCGGCCATAAGTGCAAGCTCTTCGTCGGTGTAGTTGGGGCCACCAACATCGTATTCAGAATCAAACGGGCCAAAGTCATAACTGCCTGTTTCTGCAGCCGCACGCGCTATCTCCAGTTGGCGCTGGTTATAGGCTTCTTCCTGCTCTCGCAGAATGTCACGCTGAATCTGTTCGACGTTAAGCACGTCTTCTACTTCGGCTCGGCTCGCATTCAGCGCCGCCTCGTTAGCCAGCAGTTCGCGCATAGCAGCGTCTGTGTAGAAACCGCGATCCACCACAGGCACCGTAGACGGGTCTTGCGTACCAAACAAGAAGTCCGTGATGGGCGTGCCGCTGAGTGCGGTGTACTCAGTACCGGTTTCTGGGTTTATGCGCGTTATACCGCCTCCGGTTGTGGTGCCGCCGGTTGTAGTGCCACCAACAGTAGAGCCTCCAACAAGCCTTGTGCCTGCGCCGCCTGCGGTCATGCCACCGCCAACAGTGGCAGCACCAGCACCAGCACCAGCACCAGCACCAGCACCAGCACCAGCACCAGCACCAGCACCAGAATCGACGCCCTGCGCAGTGCTACGCGTAGGATCGGTCGGAATTGTTTTGCGCCCGAAGAACCCTGGTGCAGACGAAATGCCAGAAGCCTCAAGATAAGGCCGCATCAGCGATGCTCCACCGGGCAGAACTTGGTTGACAGGATACGTGCCACGACCCATCAAGTAGTCGTAGGCAGACTTGCTGCCGCCGGTCATCATGTTGAACCGACGCTCGTTAACTGCCGCACGCAGTTGGTACTCCGGCACGCCGTTGGCGCGGCCCCAAGCGGTGATCTCCGTGGCCGTCGCGTTCGGGTTGTTTGCCAAGTAGGCTTGCAGTGCGTCAACGACTGCGTTTTGCGTCATCGGGCGCTCGTTCGGACCAAGACGCGTGATTGTGGGCATCTCCGTAGCACCGCCGCCTTGCTCGTATGCCGTGCGGACTTGCTCCATCGTCTGGGGCTTGAACTGCGTAGCAGGAGCCAGCGTCGGTGTGGTCGGCGCGAAGTCAACAGGTGCGGGGAGCGGAGCGGGGGTGATGGTCGTGCCAGTGTCGGTTTCAGTAAACGTGGGAGACACCGCCGTGACTGGTGGCTTGGGCGCTGGCGGTTTGTACGCCAACTCAGCAACCGACTTGCCTGTGGCCCGCATAACGTCGGCTTCATTGATATCGACCGCTTGCATGGCCTGCCGGATTTGCGCTTCCGTGGCTTGCGGGTTCTCTGCCATCCACATTTGGATGTTCTTGTTCATCCCCTCCAGGCCAGTAAGACCTGTGCGCGAGCGCCAGTCGGCTTGGGTCAGCACATTCTGCAAACCGCCCGAGCCACCACCGGCGGCAATCGCACGTCGGATGTCGTCGGTATCTACGCCGTACTTATTAGCGGCGTCTTGGATTTGGCTGTAGGACAGGTTGGGGTTCTGCTGAACGAAGTTCTGAATGTTCTGGTTCAGGCCTGCAAGCCCCGTCTGACCGCCAACGGAAGTCCAATCCGGCGAAGTCAAAACCGTGCGCTCGGCGCCAGACACAGCGGGAGAACCGCGCTGTGCAGCCAATTGCTGAAGGGTCTGCCAGTCAGTGTCGGTCTGTTGCCCTGCCGCCT